GGGAGAGGTACCTGTTGTATTTAAAAGCATTGAAGCTGAACCAACTGTTGTGTTTTGACCACCTGTTGTATTTGCTCTTAATGAATCATTTCCTAATGCTGTGTTACAACCACCTGTAGTGTTAGTGTGAATTGAACATAAACCTATTCCTGTATTAAAAGAACCTGTTGTGTTAGTTTTTAAACTATCTTTACCAACTGCTGTGTTAGTTGCACCTGTTGTGTTAGCATTTAAAGCAAAAAAACCAACTGCTGTGTTACTATCTGCTGTTGTGTTAGCACTTAAAGAACTATTACCAACTGCTGTGTTGAAATCTCCTGTTGTATTAGCATCTAAAGTAGTTCTACCTATTGATACATTACAATTACCTGTTGTGTTAATAGCTAAAGAACTTTTACCAACTGCAGTATTGTTAGAACCTGTTGTGTTTAAATCTAAAGCATTTAAACCTACTGCAACGTTGCCATCTCCAGTTGTCAATGCTCCTAAAACTCCTATGCCAACTCCAGTATTTCCGTCAGCAGAATTTAAAGTTCCTGTACCATCTGTACCTACTAATAAACTGTTTGTAAAATTTGTGCCACCTTCTTTATGGGTTAATGAACCTGCAGTAGCATTAATATATGTTGCTAATCTTGCTGCAGTAGCTTTTCTATTTGTGCCACCAGCTCCATCATCTACTACAAATAAATCAGCATCAACTATTGCTGCACCAATGTCTGTCGCACCATCAATATCTAGTGCTGTTACAGCTACCGTTCCTGCTGCTAATGTTGTAGCACCAGATACAGTTAATGCGTCAGTTGTAATTGTACCATCAAAAAATGCGTCTTTGAATTCTAATGAAGATGTTCCTAAATCTATTTGATTGTCTGTAACTGGAGATAATGCTCCATCACCGATTGTTAATCTACCTGCACCACCTGTTGCTATTGTAATAACATCAGAACCAGAAAAAGTAAGTGATGTGTTTGTATCACCATCTCCAGTTATGGAATCTAATTGGATATCTCCAACATTTGTTATGTTACCATCACCAGCATCAAATCCAGTTGCTGTAACTGTGGAATTAAAAGTTGCCGCTCCTGTAACAGTTAAAGTTGAAGCCATATCTACCGCACCATCAATATCTACTACGTCTAAATTTGTTACACCGTCAATATCTATATTACCGGATATGTCTAAAGAAGCACCTGTTAAAACACCTGCAACAGTTAATGTACTTGCCATATCAACGGCACCATCAATATCTACTACGTCTAAGTTTGTTGTACCATCAATATCTATGTCACCAGAGATGTCTAAAGAAGCACCTGTTAAAACTCCTGCAACAGTTAATGTACTTGCCATATCAACGGCACCGTCAATATCTACTACGTCTAAGTTTGTTACACCGTCAATATCTATGTTACCAGAGATGTCTAAAGAAGCTCCCGTTAAAACGCCTGCAACAGTTAAAGTTGAAGCCATATCTACCGCACCATCAATATCTACTACGTCTAAATTTGTTACACCATCAATATCTATATCACCAGATATGTCTAAAGAAGCACCTGTTAAAACTCCTGCAACAGTCAAAGTAGAAGACATATCTACAGCGCCATTAATATCAATTAAAGTTGAGTTTAATTCTATTTCGTCATCAGCGTTAATATCTAAATCACCATCAGCGTCTGATCTAATGTTAATTGCAGAATCACGAAATTGAAGTTGCATATCAGTGTTAAGTAATAATCCATCATCAGCTACATGAGTTAAAGTTACTTCACTGTCCGCACCAAAAGATAATACTGCACTATCAGAAATTAAACTAACATCATCACCAACTGTTAAATCTGTTGCAACCTTAACTGTTGTATCATCATCTAAAGTTAATACTGTTGTTCCGTCAAATTGTTTAAATATTAAATCATCAGCATCTACACGTAATTGTAAAACTTGTGCACCCGCTGTGCCATCCATGTCTAAACTTAATTGTGCAGTTCCTGCATCTTTAAATTCTATGTTTCCACCAGCTGCGTCTATAACTATATCTGCAACTGAATCTAATGTAATATCTCCTGAATTAGAAGATGCTACTGTTACACCAGTGTGGCCATCTATTGATACTGTGCTTGCTTGTGAATCAATTGTAATTGCACCTGCTGACGTTGAAAAACTTGAGGCTGCATCACCTATAGTAATTTCATCTGCTGGAACAGATAAACCAAAACTTGTGCCAACAATATTTGTACCATCTGAATAAACTAGTTTAGATGTTTTTTCTGTTGCTGAAAAAGTAACACCTGTCCCTGAAACTGTTTTAAATTGAACAGTATGTGCACCTGAAGTGCCATTTGTTATAATGTAAACTTTTTCTATTGAATCTGGAATTGTTACAATTTGATTTCCTGATATTGTTCCTGTTAATTTTATAACAGCGTTTTGGGCTACTGATGTAAACGCTCCATCTGCAATAGATAGTGCTGTAGTATCAGCAGAACCTGCAATAGATTGTTCTACATAACCAGCAATTGCTGTATTAACAATGTTTAAATTACTATTAGTTTTATCTCCCCAAGTACCGGCGTTTTCGCCAGTTGCCATTAGTTCTATACCGAGATCTGTAAATGTTGATGCCATAATTTTGTTCCTTAAGGTGTTGGAGAATTAACGGGTATTCTAATAGTACCATCAGTGTAGTCATCTCTTTTTCTACTACCTAATTGTTCTCCGCCAAATCTCTCTACTTCTTGTTTATATTTTTGTTCGTACAGTTGTAACATATCTGCAGGTCCTTTTAAATAGCCATATGCTTCTACTAAACATGCATATAATAAACCATTTGGAAAATTAAGGCTAATAAAATTTGTTGTGTTAGATGCACTTAAACCTGTTGGTTTTGAATTATAATGAATTTTATATACATACGTAGCATTGGGTATTGGAGATAATAAAACTCCTCCTGAAGTAGTGTTTGTAGTTCCTGTTGCTCCACCTTTCATAGAATAGTATTTAGGTCGGCCTGTAGTTCTGGCTCCATTAAATTCATCTAAAAAAGTTTCATCTTTTTTTTCTAACCAAATTGGATTGTTAAATGCTGCTGTAGAATCAGCAACTTGAATACCCCTTACATATAAAGCTCCTGCTGGAACATTAACGAACTCTTGATTGGTAACCATATTATCTTGAGCTACGCTTCTGTATGCATCAATAGGTACATCTCTCATAATTCTAAATTCTGAATTGTCAATAAATTGATCTGTAATCGTGCTTGTTAATACAGTCGTTCCAACTTCTGTGTAACTTTGGATCGCTGTTGTTAATGTTGCATAAGTAAATCCCGCCATATTATCCTCTCTCGTTTACAGGCCCTGCTAAAACAAAAGACCCTCCGCCAACTTCAGCCGATGTTGCAGCCGAAACTAAATTAAAAGTAAATGAAAAACTGTATGATAGAGTTATTCCATTATCTGAAACTGAACTTGTAGTTTTTGTTATTGTATACGATCCAAAAACTTTTGCACCTGAATTATGTGTTGTTGCTGTTGTTGCTAAAGGTGTAACTCCTTGAATAGGAGCAGAAGTTCCTCTAGTACAACCAGTTAAGTTATTTGTAGATTTACCTGTGTATTGAATTGTTTCATTAATGTGTTGCCCAAAAGTATTAGATGTAGAATCTGTATCTACTTTTTCAATTACAATATACCCACTAGTTGGAAAATTAGAAGCGTCTGTTAAAGTTATCGTAGTATCAGTAGTACTTAAAGTTTCGTTTAATGTAGTTTCTAATTCAAAATTATTTACTACAACACCTCCTACTGCATTTTTAACTTGTGTAAATCTAACGACATCGTTGGTTTGAAAAGGATTACTATTTATTCCATGTGTATCATTAGTAACAAAAACAATTACTGAAGTTAAACTTGCTGATGTTGTAAAAGGATTATCTCTTAAAACAAGTGAAGTTGCAAATTCTGATCTATCTGGTCTTGCATCTATTAGCCCAGGCTCATCCGTACCAACTGATCTAGATTCTAGTTGCGGGTGTTTAGATTCAAATTCTGATCTATGTACAAAAGCCCCAGTCCATTCTTTCATCATTTCATCATAAGGAAATTCCATTCCTGATCTGTCTGATATTGCTCTTGAATATTTTCCTCTTGCCATTATTTTCCTCTGTAATAAATTCTTGGTGTTATGTGTACACTAGTAGAAGAACCATCTTCTGATAATGCTCTAGCAAATTCACTTTCATAGAGAGTTTGCATCTGTCCAACTAACTGTGGGTTAAATTTTTGTGCTAAATAAAAAGCTAAACCTGATACCATGCAAGGTACAAATCTATAAGGTACATCTGTTGCATCAGTATAAGTCCCTGATACATCTTGTATTCTTTTAAGAAAAAAGAAATGTACTGCTTTAGCCGCGTTTGATGAATCTGGTGTAGGATAAACAGTTATTGTGGTTTTATCTATAAATCTTTGTACAAAATATTTTGAAGGTGTACCTTTTGATAATTTATTTGCTTGTGCAGAATAAGTTGATCTATCAATTTTTGTAAGTGCAGAATCTGCTTGACCTACTGCAGTTCTACTTGTTCTTAAAGTTGCTTCAAGAACATCTGCTACACCATAAGTATTAGCAGGAGTTGTAACTGCACTTGTACCATCTGAAGTTGCTCTAAAAAATATATATTCAGCTTGACCTTCTACAAGATTAATATCAGTTTCTCCTACTTCCCAATAGTGTAAACCTCTATTACCCCATTCTTGAAACATAATGTTTAAAGAACGTCTTGCTGTTTTTAATTGATAACCAGAGCTTACTTGAGAACCAATTCTCTCGTATGCTTCTTCTATTATTTCATCAACAGCAAAGGTTTTATCAAAAATAACTGCGCCTGACGTTGTGTTGGCCATAGTTTATTCCTAATATAATTTTATAAATTCAGCTACTACTGTGTACATGTTTCCAGCGTCTGCTGCACCTGGAACTACAAAGTTAACATCGCTTTGGTTAGTGTTGTTTGATTTGTCAGTTTTTAATCCACCAAACTCTCTAAAATCCCAATAAGCTGCACCAGTTAAACCAATGATAGGTATATCGCCATCATCATCTTCTTCATCTAAACGAGCAAAAGAATCTCCACCATTTCCAGTATCACTAGAGAACCATACTCTTTGTAACACTAAGTGTAGACAAGGTTGCCCATTTCTGTTTGCTGCTATTTCTGAAACATCTCCAAATATAGTTGTTCCACCTGTTCCGTCTGATTGATTTACTATTTTTATAACCACTCTAACATCATTTTCTTGCATGATAGTTGGTCCTGTTACTACGTCTGCCATAATCCCTCCTTAATCAAGATTACTAAGTGGGGTCAAAGCCCCACTCTAGTTATTAATTATTATGCGAATGGTGTTGCTAAAGTACCGTCTGCAATAAGTAAGTCACTATTTAAATGCCATACTGCTGCAAAACTAGCTCCACCTGCTGCTACGCCAAGTACATCGATAACACTACCTAAAAATCCACCAGTAGTTCCACCGTTCATAGAAAATACATCATCATCTGATCCATCTGCTAAAAAGATTTTATCTTGAGCAACGTTGTTATCTTTATCTTTTACAGAAACCATCGAGTAAGCTGTAAAACCATTTGTAGCTGATGATCCTTTAATAGTTAAAGCGTTAGATGTAACTGTTGTACCAACGATAAATTTATATCTAATACCAACTGCTGCAACTGGTAAAGTTACTACTACACCTGCTGCTCTGTTAAAAACAAAAGTAGTTCCACTTTGTGCTGCTGTTGGAGCAGAAGTTGCTGCTGTTAAAGATACATAAGGTGTTACTAAGTTAGTTGCTCCTGCAAGTTTTGTTACACCTGTTACATCTAAAGTTCCACCTATATCAGCGTTAGTACCATAAGTAGAGTTAGTAGTAATTGCACCAGTTGATGCTGTTTTTGTTATATCAGAGAATCCGTTTTCTGAACGAACGACCCCTGTAAAGGTTGTTGATGCCATGTTTATATTCCTCCTAGAATATTTAAATGTAGTCCCTAGGGTTGTCGACTATACGCGTCTACATTTAAAGTTTTTTTATATATAGTGTGTAAATTATATTCTACTTTTTAGTAGAGTGCAAGAGACCCCGTAATAAAAGTGCGATTTCAGCGATGTAGCTTTTGTTCTAAGTAGCTACAGAAACTTGTGGAGCAACACCTTCTGCAGTGTTTTGTCTATGAGCAATTTCAGCTTCTTCAAGCTTAATCTTAGTGATGACTTCTTTAACTTTGTCATCAATTCTGACCATTTCAAGAGTATATCTATCTTCATTAATATGCTCCTGTTGCCACTTCAACTCCAAGGACCTTTTTTGTTTGTATAGGTCTTGTATCATTTATAACCTCTTCATAAGTTATACGTTTTATCTCGTTATTATAGTTGTTTCCGAGATATTCCCATTT